ATGCCAAGGCATCCGTTAGGGATTGCTTCTGCCACAATATTAATACTGCCAAGGTTAGCGGATACATCAGGCTTTGCTGGCTGTGGTGGTGCTTCTTTGGCGTAAATTAGCCTTGCGGGAGCGGAATATTTCCCGCTGGGCGATTTGGCGTACAGATAAAGCGTCCCGCTCCTCTGTGTCAGCGTAACAGCCAGCGACGTGCCGTTTGTACGCCCCAGCATGTTCTCGCTTTCGATACCTGGATTCGTGTCCCGCCTTATCTCATAGAACTGAATATCGCTGTTGGTAACTTCACTCCAACTACAAACAATCTGTGATCCGAACGCAATGCTAAAGTTATCAGGTGTGTTAGGTGTCTCGGTCTTCAGTGCTACAGTAATGGTGGTATACGGTGCGAAGTCAGGAGCGGTTGCCGTGCCCCATTCATCCTTCGTGGTGACAGCTATGCGGTAGGTATCACCAACCACAGCCTGCGGAATGGTGACCTGATTCTTCCCGCTCCCGCCGAATACCCATTCACCCTGAAAACCTAACTGGCTGACAGGAATACCAGCGACATCATTAATGTTAAATGTCTGCCCGTGGTCACTCTTGTACCACACCTGCCCTTCCAGATAGCTCTGGAGGTCTGGAGGTGTCCAGCTGACCACGATATCATACCGTGCCACGCCGTCCTTAATCATCCGGTAGCGGTTGTATGCCGCCACGTTCGTCACGGGCGGGATGTAATACGCTTGTAATACATATTCATAGGCGTTTACATCTGCAAGGCTCTGTTCTGCCGCACCAAAAATATTATAGGAACAAAACTTCAGGTACAGTATCTTGCCAATATCCTCCTTAGCAAACGGGGCCCGGAGCAGTGTTTCATCACACCGTACCATGATCGCACCGGAACTATGGGCCGTTGCCGTGGTGTTATACTGTCCACGGATCAGTCCGTTTAACTGATAATTCCCGTTCTGCAGCAGCGTAGCCGTCTGGTAGCTCATGCACTCACCGTCAATCCATAACAGCGTGTTTGCCCTCGTTGCATCCTGCTGGCTTCCGCTCAGCATAGTGCCATTGATGGTGACTTCCAGCGAGGTTGCGTCAGCCGTAATGGTACTTGCCAGCGGGCCAAACCTTGCGTTATTGGTGATCTGGCCCAGCGTCCGGTAATACTCGCCGTCATCCGATACATATACCGTGCAGCCGCCCCAGTTGTTTGTCTGGCCTTTGGCAGCGATCCATACTTCCAGACCATTGGTCGTCAGATCCGCAGGCGGCTGGAAGATAACAGGAGTAGCAGTGTCGCCCGGAGGCACGTTGAAATCAATGGACGGCCTGTCAACTTCATGAACGTCATACTCAGCTGCGCCATAATCGTCAGCGAACCAGCTAATGGCGGTAACGGACAACAAGCCGCTGGCGTCTTCCTGGATATCCTTGATCAATACGACCTGATCGATAATACCGGAAGCCTCATCGGTGATCCGGACCAAGTCGCCCGGTTCCAACCGGCAGAACGCCCAACCCAATTTGAACTGATACTGATTTTTGCCAACTTTATTCCGCCGAGCAGCAGCTTCGGCAATAACCACGGCCCTTTCCTTGGTATAGATATATCCGGCATTGATGGTTGGCGCCTGTTTTACGCCACGTTCCGCAATATCGGCAGCGTCTTCATAAGTGACCGATTCTTTTTCATAGCTGTTTTCCCGGTTCATGAATTCCACAGTAAACCGGTTGTACTGGTTGCTGGAGTCTTTCCGGCTCCACGTTACGCATGACCCGTTTTGCGGAATGAAATCATCCACTGTCAGATCATAGCGAATGGTCTTGTCCGGTTCCCAATCACCGACCGGGCGGTCAGCCAGCGGGACAATTTTATATGCATCGTTACTCCAAAACACATAGGCGCCACAAAGTTCCGCAATTTCATTGACGATCTTCTGCGCTTCATCCGTGCCGGTGGCATCCGCCGGAGTGGAAATCAACAGATCCGCTTCCGCACAATACCGCCGGAAGTTATCAGCGCCATAGAACGTGGCATTGCTCTGGCCCACTTTGGAAAGCACATACAGGATATAATCCATTGGGTTGACGTCAATGCCGTCACCAGTATTTAACAGCTTTCCACGAACCTCAAAGTTATAGCTTGGCATGCTGGCGGAATCACCCAGGTTAATGACGCCGGCCATGTACGCGAGGTTCTCATATGCCAGGGCCCGTTCCGGATGCTTGCCGACCACATATGCCCAGGGCTGCTGGTCAGCAGTTCCTGTGAACAGCGTCAGCGGAACATTATCATCCGGGTAGTTGTAAATCTCCTTGTCTTTCCAAATCTTGCCGATGCCGGCCACCGGGCCTTCGCATAAACCCAGGATAACAGCCACCGTATAGGTATATGTGATGTTTGTGCTGGAGCTCTTCCCGCCCTTACCGGCCTTCTGTGTCTCACGATGCTCATGAGCAGTAAAATCATCATAGTAAATTACGTTACCACTGATGCGCGTGGTGCCCAGCACTTCCATGACCGGTGCGCCATATTCAGCTGTGGCTACAGTAAAGTTAGATATCTTATTTGCCCTGGTTACAGTATGCGTTCCTTTAAATAAGCTCATACCGTCCCTCCGTTGAATCTGTATATACCACGCAGCCGGCTTCTGCCTTTTGCGTCCTTGAACATTACATCATTAATATTGCTTAGGATCACACCGTGGTTCAGCAGTGAATGGCATATGGTGTCATTGCCAACATACACGCCAGCATGGCTGATGCACCGTCCATACTGGTACAATAAAAAGTCACCCGGCTGTAATGTATCAACCGGAGAACAATATTTCTGAAAATATTTCAGCATGACCTCTTCGCCATGGTGCAGATGCCATTCGTTACTGTACGCGCCTGTCTGGATGGCATCAAACTCGATCAGTCCCGCATCCTCAAGCGCTGCCATGCACAACTTCGCACAATCAACACCCTTGCCCTTTACCCTGGCGCCATTAATGTGCTCAGTGCCCAGCCATCGCAACGATGCCTCTGCCACTCGCTTGCCTTCCTCTTCCGTTATCACATCAGCACTTCCTTCCGTGGTACGAACGGTGCGATCAGGCAGGTGTCGTTTGTCGTGCCGGTAGAAATAACCGTACCGCCTGATGTGGTATAGCAGCCTTCCGGGTAATACTTCCGCCTTGGAAATTCCTGGGATAATCCCTGCGTCTTAGCCTTGATGGTCAGCTCCAGCTTAATGCCGCCGCTGCTCTTTATCTCCACATCCCCGCCAAACAGGCTGACCGCACCAATGGCAGTAACGGATGGCAGGCCGTCACTCGTCCTAAAGAAACACCGTTTCAGGTACATCTTTGCGCCATCCAACAGACCGGAATGGGCCGCTGCCAATACAGGAATGCTCTCTATCATATCTGCCGCATGGTCTCTGTCGGTATAGATGGTTACCGTCAGCGTGTCCACCGCCACCTGGCTCTGCAGTTTTATCTGCTGGCGCTTAATCAACAGCGCATTGTGCAGATATAATTTGTTATCCCATGTGATATCGCAGTCGGTATCGGCATAGCGGTATATGTTGCCGTTCGCCAGCTCCAGTTCGAACAGGTCGCATGACGTAAAATTCTTTTCCGTGTTTAGATGTGTTTCCAATGCCTGCGTTACTGTCTTCATGGTTATCTCCAGCTTTCAAACTTCAGCGTGCCGGTCTGCTTAAAGTCTTGGATGATATGCTCAATACTGATACTGTCTGCCGGCAGATGCACCTTCCAATAGTAACGATAGCTTGCCGTCACCACAGATCCGGAAGCTGGAGCCGTACCAAAAACTATAGCGCCACCATTGACGGTATAAGCGCTGCTCGGCTGTTCCGTACCATCCACCCATACCGTCAGCTGGTCAATTTTTTCGACCGGCTCAACATAATTGCCCATCTTCATGACGGCCTGATAGGAACCGTCCGTATTTTTGGGCAGCTGCACTTCCGTTTCCTGGTAGTCTTCCGGATCCAGCCACCAGAAGGGCTTATGGGCACCCTTTAAGAGTGCCACAAATCCCATGATGGTTTTATACTCCGCGTCCGTCAGCTTCCAAAACTTAACGCTGATGTTCCACATGGGCAACAGTTGGTTTGTGTTGGAGCGCTTCCGCCCGCTGCCAACCGTCTCGATGGTAGTATTCCATTTTTGCGATTTACTCGACCGCATTACAATATTACTCATAACCGGCCATACTTGAATTGCCATGTCACCACACTCCTACAGACGAGGCGAATTGCCTATTGTCTTCAAACAATGCCTGTTTAACCTGGTCAAGCCCGCCACGGTTCAGGAAATCGCTGAACGAGGCTGCATCCACAGCCGATACGCTCAATGTTACGTTACCCACACCTGCGCTGGCCGCGATGGTATCACCCACGCTGCCGCCTTCCGCAAAGTGGGGAACAGCGCCTGCGTTCATGGCGTTCAGGGCGCCGACTCCGATGCGGTTCACGGCCGCAGACCGCAGGACATACTCGCCATTGGATAACATCGCAGGGATACTGTCGCTGGTTCCCGTTCCGGGGCCGCTGATATAACCACCGTTTGCAAACTTGCCGCCAAACACGGTTTTGTTTGCTGCGTCTGCCGGGGTCATCCCGCTCGCAAACGTCGGAAAAGCAGAATAGATGGCAAATACTGCCAACCATTGCGTCAAAATCTTAATGGCATTTTGCAGGATTGCTTTTACCATATCGCCAAGCGCTTCTTTGGCCGATTTCGTGCCCATGATGATATCGGTCATAGCGTCTGCCATTTGACCTGCAACTCCGATGGCATAATCCTTCATGGTGTCGTGCCATGCTTTACCGGTCTTCACCTGCTCGCTTTCGGCGGCTGCCGCTTCGGCCAGCTTCGTTTTGTAGTCCTCTATGAACTCTGCCAACGTCTGGCCCTTGGTCGCCATTTCTTCTTCCAGTGCTTCCGGCGTCGTTTTCAAAATAGCTGCCAGCGGCGTTATATCTTCCTGATTAACAGACATGGCAGCGGCTTTGTCCACCTCTTCCATGGCCGTTATCAGGTTGGCCTTTATCTCTTCCAACTTCTTTGTGGTTTCATCCTTATCACCCAGCATCAAATCCATGATGGACTTGGAATCCGCCTGCATGGCAGAAAAAATACTGTTGAACTCGTCAGCGTATGCTTTGGCAGCCGCTTTTGCTTCTGCCTCTGCCTTGCGTTTGGCTTCCGCTTCCGCTCTTGCGGTATCAGCTGCAGCACTTCTGCTGCCGCCTCCGCCACCACCGGAACGGCTACCACCGCCTCCGCCATAACTACGAGGAGTGAATGTGCTTGACCAGTCGTAAGAACTGTCATCAAATCCGCCACCACCAAACGTAGCGCCAACACTCTTGGCGACCTCGCTGTGGAACGCTGCACCGATGGAACTCATGACGGCCTTAACTGCATCGTATAGGGCCATAACCGCATCCACTGCCGGGCGGATGGCGTCTACCACCTGGGCACCAAAGTTCTTGAACGCAATATAGGCATCGTTGATGATCACAATTACCAGTTTGATGGTGTCGAACACGAACTGCAGCAGGCCTGCGATAAAGTTCAGCACCTCATCCGCAATGGCACGCAGGTCGGCAAACGCACCGCAGCCGTCACCACGGATTATGTCAATGAGGCTCTGGGTAAAGTCGATTAACGTCTGGATAATCCCGCTCTGGTTGAATGCGTCAAAAATACTGTTGCCAATTTCCGCACACATTGTGGACAGGTTCCCGGTGACATCTCCCCAGGCGTCGATGGTGTTGTTTTTAACTTCCGCCATCTTACCGTCGTACTGGTGAAGGTACTGTGTCAGCGCACCGATGGCCTTCTGGGAATCCAGCGTGCCGTTTTCTACAGCCTGCATAGCCTGCTTGCCTGTCATACCAAGCGAAGCGAATGCCGCATCCATATTGACGCCTGCCATAGCCAGCTGTTGCATCTGTCGGCTGGTCAATTCACCGACCGCCTGCATCCGGCTGATAGCATCCACCAACTGCTGGGCGCCCGCCTGCCCGGTTCCAAGTCCTGCAGCCGCATCAGCACACAGCTGGATAAGTCCGGCAGCGGTCTGGGCAGAATAACCCATACGCATGAGCTGTTCGCCCATGTTGAACACGGCCTGTTCGTCGAAATTGGTATTGCGGTACACATCATTCAGCGCACGGTACGCTTCTGTTGCCATTGCCACGCCGTTAGTCATCACTGCCAGCTGCGCCACGCTCTGCTGCATCTGTGCGCCTAGGCTGACAACCTGACTGGCCATATTACCCAGCGCTGCAACTACGCCCGTGGTAACGGTAGCAGCCAAACCGCCAAGCGCCACACTGAATGCCGTGGTAAATCCCTCGGTCATCTTGAATGCGCTGGCTAATCCTCTGGCGCCCTTGTCGCCATCGGCCATAGCTTTTACGCTCTTCTTGATTTCAGCAGTGGTTTTTCCGATGTCTGTTGCGTAAGACTTATTGGCGGCCTTCTGTTCGTTAATAGACTTCCGGAGTTCAACCATAGCGTCCCGCTGTTCCTTGGTGGCCTCGGTGCCTTCCTTGGTAGCCTTCCGCATATTGTTCAGCTCGCGGGTCATCTCGGCGACGGACTGCTGGCCTTCCGCTAACGCCTTGTTAAGTTTTTCAAGGCCATCGTTCTTGGCCTCTGTGGTCAGTGTAATTTTTGCATCAGCCACTGTCTCACCACCTTATAAACTGATATGCTTCTGCATATATTCCTCAAGCTGCTGCCGAAAATACTCCTCGATAGCAGCTTTGTTATTTCCAAAGTAATCACCACGCGCCGGATAGGTTGGGCCTCTTTGCCCCCGTCTCGGCCCACGGCCTCTGATGATACGTCCGAACGCGCCGGTATTGTACCATCGGCTGAAATAGTTGGCATATATGTTGGTCAGGATGCTGTCAGCGTGCACATCATATTTGCCCATAATGATCTGTCCGCCAGCCAGACTCTTGCCACCGAATGCCGTCTTCGGATGTGTCCTGGCTACATAATCACGGGTCGCCTTTTGCGCTTCCCTTGCCGCCGCTGCTACATCCTGATAATACCCATGGTCAATATAATCTTGTATCTTGCGATTCAGTTCTTCCAGCGTCATATGCAAATAAAACGGGGCACCGTTACAGCACCCCGTTCCTCACCATTGATTATTGCGGTACAACAAACCCGGTTTTTTTAGCCGGAGCGCCGCTTCCGGTTGCCG